GGAAATACGCTCATTTGAAGCAAAGGCTGAGATCGGTTCCAAAGGATATATCTGACTAAAAGCGTAGGATCCAGAACCCAGTCCAGCATCACCTACATCTGCATGAGTCAAGCTCAGAGACCTGATATATCTTCCGTCCGGGACGTTGCCTCGGATCGAGCCCCATTCCCAGACTTGCTTTACAGAGTTTTCGGCCTGAACAAAAGCGATCGATAACGGAGTTCCTCTGGTCAGGTCATCATCGTGTTCCGGATCAATCGGATTCGGGCCGGCATGAGCGAAAAGATGATTCACGCTGTCAGCTCGTGGATAATAGTTATCAGGATCCAGAGTGTGAGCCTGTTCATAGAGCAGGACTCCTCCGAAAAACTTTTTCCATAAGCCCTCATTACCGAAAAAGTTATTGTAGCCGATACCTCCTGCATAGTTAGCAGCGAGGATATCTCTCATCGCATTTGTGACGATGTTCTCACCTTCTACGATTTCATTCTTTCCGGTCCTGCAGTTGTGGAGCGTGATCTTAACGTGGCCCTTAAGCTTCGGAAAGTTAGTTCCACCTATTGAGCAGAGTTCAAGCTTGTCATTTACTTTCATGAATAACACCTCACATACTGAATAATTCTCTAAACGCATCCGCAACTCTGTAATGGTCTATAGTCATTCCCTGAACTCCGTAAGAGATAAACTGCTTTACAGTAGACAGAATTTCATATTCAGTCTTATCAGTTACGTCAGCGTAATAACATTCAACCTGGAATCCATTGTCTAAGCCAAGCTGAATTTCGCTCTGCGTTACCGTTTTCGCATCCGGATTGAACATTACACCTCGTCCGCTCTGATTCAAGCTTTGCCATTCAGTAATTAAAGCCTGTGTAGGAGCAGCCAACTTACAGAAACGAGCATTACTGTCGAGATTTGTTCTTACATAACTCGCCTGTGTAGAAGTTAAACCTATCCATGTAGAGTTATCAAGCATCCCATATCTACGAACTATGGTAAACAAATCACTTATAATCGCATCCGTATAGGTTATTTTGCGATCGATATATATATCCATTCCTAACTGCTTACAGAGGAGCACCCATTCTGCAAAAGTTAAAATCTGCTCGGAAAGATATTTTATATCCTTGTAAGCTCCAAAACTCAGCTTTCGTAAGAACGAGAATGGTAAATCAGAAATGTTATAATTTGTTCCGTTACATCTGGTTAATGTTGCAACACTAGCTGAAGAAACAGTGTAATCTTCATTATAAAGAATGTTATCTGCCGAATCATAAAAATAGAAATTGGTTCCATCAGTGAAAACCTGATATCCATTAAGATCCACCAAATCGCCTAACACCTTAAGAGTCGCACCGTGATACATAACATATTGACCGTCAGAAGTTATATTAAGATCATTTTCTGCGATCATTATTCCTCTTCGACGAGCGATTATATATGATATTCTGGTGCATTGAGGAGCGATTAAAAAATCTCCTCTGTGTGCAATAGTTCTGACAGTATTATTGAAATTTATCGCATTTAACGAAAAAATTGACTCACTGTCAAAAATATGTTTGACATACTCTCCCTGAACATATTCACTCGGAATAGAAGAGTCATTACAGAACATATTATCCGTGTATGGGTAATTAGTGCCGGCTGTTGCGTATAAGGTAAAATCTTGTGGAATCGTTACCGTACCACTTGATGATGTGGAAAAATCTCTTAACTTATGAAGAGTTCCATCGGCATACTTAAAAACAGTATAACCGGTTGTAAGCCTTTTATATGAATATGTACCAGCTTTAAGTCCGGTTATTTCACTCCACCTTCTATAATCATTATTAGATATTATAAGTAATTCACCTGTCTGAGAACTTATAGCATAATATCCACCGTTTATCTGTTTATCAGTAGTAAGAAATTGAGTTTTTCCTTCTCTTTTAACTACATCCAACAGATCATTCAATTCGATGTATTTTTGGTTTACCTCATTGATAGCTGATAAAGTAGTCTTCTTACTTGTCTCTAAATCAGTAGGAAACGAGACCTCTTTTAGCATTTTTTGAGCAACATTACTAACGGGAGTCGAAACAGAAGTATACCCAGTTTCGGCTTGTTCATCAACCTGAGACAAAACAAAGAGATCTCCATTATTCAGGCTGGCAGCTCGATTAAGTTCTGATATTTTTATTCCCATAATTCCTCCTTAACCTTGAGCAGTTATAATCTGATTATCTTCTGTCAAGAAGTCTTCACCGTTTTCGTCAGATAAGGCTACATATTCCATAAGGATCGTGACAGCATCGTCAAGCGATATCATATCCATGCCGGCAATATTCATGAGGTTAATATTGTCGTTAGCCTGATTGATGATGACGTTGTTTACGATAACCTTCGGGCTATCCGCTCCGGTACCCTCCGACATAGCAACGAGACCAAGACCTCCGACCGGGAGAAGATCGAGCATATCCTTAGCTTCGACATATCCGTCGAAGTATTCCTCACCGTAAAGCCTCTGACCTTCGAGTGTGATGTGAGCGTGATTTACGTCGATCGTAGTCTCTTCGATTCCGTGAGTCAGGATCCTGACTTCCCAGCTGTGACGGATGCCGGGCTGAATGTCTCTTAAGACATAGAAAAAGTCCCTGGTTATCGTCGACTCGATCGGATCGATGTCGGCTCTGATCGGTTCCGTTCCTCCACCGCTTTCCTCTTCAGGTGTAGGAACATCAGTCGTGATAATCAGCGGAGATAAGCTCTCGTAAGGTGAGTAATTAACTCGCTCCTCGTCGAGATAGTATCTGATCTCATAACTTCCCTGAAGCGACAGATCACGCAGCATCTCCATGATGAACTCGTGCATGATCTTGACTGTTGTCTGTTGAGCAGCTGTGAAGTAGAGCTGTGCGATAGTGACTTCCTGATCGGAACCGAACTGAATCGGCTCGAGATTAGCGAAGTTATAATATGTAACTTCGTTCTGAACCGTCTGACTGATGATTCCGGAGATATCCTTATCAGTCCTAGACTGTGCGTCTCGAAGATTCGGATTGTCACCGTAGCACTGGACCTTATAAGACTTGTTATAAGTCCATGTGGCCAACATAACCGCACCGGAGCTCGTTTCTCCTGAATAGTCATCCTCCAGCTCGATCACGTCTCCGAGATCCAGAGCTATGAAAGCAGGAAGCATCGAAGCCTTGAACGGAGTGTAGACCATCTGTTTGACGACTGCGAAGATGTTTTCAACTCGTCTCGTTATAGCTTCAGGAGTTCCGTATTGTAAGAACGGCTGATTCCCGAGCTTCATTACAAGTCCGTCACCTTCACCGATGACCTTAACTATCTTAGTCTGTGCGTCGACGTAGGAAACGAAATCATAATACGAATCGAAGTCTGATATCTCGGTACCTGACATACGTCTAGCTTTCGGAATCGTGATAACAGAAACGTTATCAAAGCTCCTGAGCTTCCAGGTACCTAATCGATCAGCATAAGCAAAGCCTCCGACCATCTGAGCGATAGCACTCATCAGATCACGGAACGTGGTCATGTCATTATCTTCATAAGGTGACAAGACCTCGGAACCGTTCGGAAGGGCTTCACATTCCTCTTGAGTCATTCCGAAGCTCGCTCCGGTCTCTGACTCGATGTATTTACAAAAATAATAGAGTGTTCCGCTCGTCTGGTCGATCGTGAGATTCTTGTCGGTCTTTGAAAGAACATCATAAGCCGTTATCACGATTCCTGCTGCAGTCCTGATCGCCTCAGCGATATAGAACACACCGATAGGAACATCTTCGAAGACATCCTCACCGGATTCCTCTTCTATCTTCAGACCGTCATAGAGGACGATCTTCTTTCCGTAGTAGTCACCACGATCGAGAAGGTCGACCAGGAGCGTGAGCTTCAAGACACCGATATTAACTGATCCCAGAGCCACATTCTTCTGAGAACACTGATTTTTATAGGAAACTCCTATAACATCAGCTTCCGTGAATGAATATGTATCGTCCAGGAGGCCCACCA